AGTTAATAAAGAAATGGCTGATAAGCCTTTTAAAGCCTATAACACGGGTGGACTAGTCGTAAATATATTTGCATGATATTATAAACCTGTTATAACAATAGGAGATATATCATGGCAAGCAAAAAACTTAAAAGATTTCTAGCAGCAGGTGTCGCAGCTTATGCGGGATCTAAAATGCTAGGGCAGAAAAAAGAAATGGCCGAATACCTTAAAACTGAAGGTGGCGACAAGTCTAAAATTAACTACATCACAAAGAAAAAAGGCTTTAAAGAAAAAGTAATGGATGCAGTTAACGTTTATAAAAATAAAGGACTTAGAACAGGTCCGGGAAAAAATGCTACATCTGATAAAGGTGGAACATTAGCTGGAGATTATTCAGGTATTGGTTTAGGTTCAATGGATGGGGCTAAATACGGTAAAATGATTAAAGCTGATAACGGTGTTATGGTTGAAGCAAGAGGAAACAAACTAGCAAGAAGTAAACCAACTAAGATTTGTTAAATGGCTGAAGTAGAGAAACAAAATGAACTTCCTGAAGAAGATGAAGTAACAGAAGAAGTTGACGTAGAAATTGAAGGTGGAGAGGAAGAGATTCCTCAAGAAGAACAACCTGAGGAAGATTTTTACAGAAACCTAGCTGAAGAGATGGATGACCGAGCATTAGGTCGACTCTCTGCTGAACTTATTCAAGATTATAAAAGAGACAAAGTTTCAAGATCGGATTGGGAACAGGCTTACACTAGTGGTTTAGATTTACTTGGATTTAAATATGTAAATAATACTAGACCGTTTCAAGGTGCAAGTGGTGTTACCCATCCGCTCTTATCAGAAGCTGTCACACAATTTCAAGCACAAGCTTATAAAGAATTATTACCAAGTGATGGACCTGTAAGAACAGCTGTCATTGGAGCAGACACACCAGAAACACAACAACAAGCAGAACGTGTAAAAGATTTCATGAACTATATGTTGATGGAGGAGATGGAAGAGTACACTCCAGATACAGATCAAATGTTATTCTATTTACCACTTGCTGGATCTGCATTTAAAAAGATTTACTACGATGAGATTAAACAAAGAGCGGTATCAAAATTTGTACCTGCTGAAGATTTAATTGTTCCTTACTATGCAACTGATTTAAAAGATTGCGAAAGAATTACACACGTTGTTAAGATGTCAGAGAATGATGTTCTTAAACAACAAAAAGCTGGATTCTACAGAGATGTAGAATTAATAGCAAAACAAGCGGAACAAAGTCCTGTACAAGATAAACTAAATGAACTTGAAGGTGTTAAACCTGCAGGAGAAAAAGAATATCAATACAATATTTTAGAAATGCATATTGATTTAAACATAAATCAGTTTGAAAAAGAAGATGCAGAAAAAGAAGTTAAACTTCCATACATCGTTTCAATCGATGAAGGTTCAGGAGAAGTATTATCTATTTATAGAAACTATAATCAAGATGATGATACAGCTTCAAGAAAAGAATATTTTGTTCACTATAAGTTTTTACCAGGTTTAGGCTTCTATGGTTTTGGTTTAATCCATATGATTGGTGGATTATCTAGATCTGCTACTCAAGCATTAAGACAATTATTAGATGCGGGTACTTTAGCTAACTTACCTGCTGGATTTAAGTCTAGAGGAATAAGAATTAGAGATGATGACCAACCTTTTCAACCTGGAGAGTTCAGAGATGTTGATGCACCAGGTGGAAATATTAAAGATCAGTTTCAAATTTTACCTTTTAAAGAGCCAAGTGGAACTTTATTTCAACTTTTAGGCTTTGTAGTGGCAGCAGGACAAAGATTTGCATCAATTGCAGACATGCAAACGGGTGAAGATTCACAAAATAGAGCTGTTGGAACTACAATTGCTCTCTTGGAGCGTGGTTCTCGTGTCATGAGTGCTATTCATAAACGTTGTTACTATGGAATGAGACAAGAATTTAGACTTTTAGCAAAAGTTTTTGCTGATTATCTACCTCCGGTGTATCCATATGCAGTTACAAACGCAGATAGGTTCGTAAAATTAAAAGATTTTGATGATAGAGTAGATGTAATACCTGTTGCAGACCCAAATATCTTTTCTATGTCGCAAAGAGTAACTTTAGCGAATGAAAATTTAAAAATTGCAGTATCAAATCCACAAATGCATAATTTAAGAGAGGCTTACAGAAGAGTTTATGAAGCTTTAGGTACAAAACACATTGATGCATTACTAAAACCAGATGTTCAACCTCAGCCTGAGGATCCGGCAACTGAAAATGCTAAAGCATTACAAATGCAAATGTTAAAAGCGTTTCCTGAGCAAGATCATGAGTCACATATGGCGGCACACAGAGCATTTATGGCATCAAGAATGGTTCAAATTAACCCTATGGTGTATGCATTGCTTCAAGGACATATTTCAGATCATATTGCGTTACAAGCTCACGGAGAAGTAGGTAACTTAGTACAAGAATCTCCAGAGATGCAACAACAAGCACAAATGGATCCACAAGGATTTAAAATACAGTTTGATTCTATGGTTGCAAAAAGAATTGCGGAGATCACAACTCAATTAGCTCAAGAAGAAGCGGGTGGACAAAAAGAAGATCCATTAGTTGCCTTGAAACAAAGAGAATTAGATTTAAGGGCTATGGATATGCAAAGAAAAGCACAAGAAAATATGGAAGCTGAAGAAAGAAAAGCTGGCGAGTTTGAAGAAAGAATAGATCTTGATAAAATGAAATTAGAATCTGCAGAAGACCAAGCTGAAGAAAGAATTAGAATTGCAGAAGAAAAAATTGACTTAAACAGGGAGAAACAGAATGAAAGTAAACAACAAAAGAGTTAGAAAGTTTAGAGGCGGTGGCGCTGATATGGGCGATCCAGGAAGAGCTCAAGAAAGAGCTGATAGGGGTTATGGAAGTACAGCTGGTGTAGATAGATCTAAAGTAAGTGCTACACAAGAATCAAATCATCAACAATCAGTTAAAACAGCGAACCAAGTTCAAGTAAAAACAGGACCTCTTCAAGTTCCTACTATTGGACCTTTAACATATGCTATTAATAAGATTAGTACAGGTTTATACAATGCTAAAAATTTAAAAGATGCTCGTAAGGATGATCTTCTTGGGGGTGAGATGTTAACTACGGGACAGAAGACTACAGGACCTGCTGGAAATAATGGTGGTGGTGGCGAAAATCAAAACAATCTATGTCCTGATGGAACTAATCCTCCATGCAAAACACCGACAACACAAATTAAAGCACCAGCAAAAACGCCTAATACTTTTTTAAGTGGTTTTAAAGCATACGATGATGGTGGTGAAGTTATAATATCCTCTAATGTAGATAAAAGTTTACTATGATAAAAAATAAAAGACTTACAACAACTGTAGCCCCTAAAAAAGGACCTAACTCACAAGTACCACCTATTAAATTAAATGATGGTGGAATGGGTTGTGGTTGCGATGTATGTATGCAACAAAATTCAAGAGGTACTAAAGGAATCCAAGTAAAAGGCTTTAATTTTCAAGGAGTAAGGTAATGTTAAAAAAAATATGGAAGTTTATAGTTAATTCAGTAACTCCTATCAGACAAGAACAGTTTGTTGTTAAATCACATTGTAATAAACATGATAAATATAAAAAAGGTTGTCCAACTTGTAGGTTATTAAATGCCAAGTGATACAGCAAAAAAAGTTTTAGCAAATAATCCACAGAAGCAAGCACTTTTTGATAGTCTGATGAAAACAGAATATGATCCTAGTATGTCACACGAGGCAAATACTAGTATGGTTCTCGGTTTAATTAGAGATAAGAATATGGGGCCTAAATCTATACCTGGTAAATCATTAGGTGGAGAAATAGAGTTAAAAAAAGGTAGCGAATACATAAAAGATCTGTTATAAGATTGAGTGTTTGACGAACTCACAAAAAAAGAACAATTAATATTCTTAGCAGGGCTCTTCGAAGGTGAAGGCTGGTTCGGCATTAATAAAAGGAAAGAAGGACACACTCCTGCAGCAGTTTTGGAAGTGCAGATGTCCGATGAAGAAGTTGTAATACTATTTCAACGATACTTAAAAACAAATAGAAACATTCGTAAGAAAAGCAAAAAAGAGAAAGAGCATTATAAAGATATTTATAGGTTTTCTATAAAAGGTTACCGTGCTTTACACCTTATGGAGGAGATGCTACCATATTTATGCAGAAGGAGAAAAGAGCAATATTATGGCGTGGTTAAATCTATTGGGAATGGGCCTAAAAACTGGAGCCCACCTTTATCAAAACCGTCAGAAGACTAAACAAGCAATGTCTGACGCACAGTTAATGCATGCACAAAAAATGGCTAGCGGTGAAGAAGCTTACCAGGGAAAACTTCTTGAATCTAGAAATTCAGATTGGAAGGACGAGGCAGTTTTGATAATTCTTAGTTTGCCGATAGCAATCATGGCCTGGGCAGTCGTAAGCGACGATCCGGGAGCGATGGATAAGGTAAAATTGTTTTTTGATATGTTCTCTGAGCTTCCTAAATGGTTTACAAATTTGTGGATCCTTGTCGTGGCGAGCATCTATGGTATTAAGGGAACTCAGATCTTTACAAAACGTAAATAGTTGCTATAACTACCATATGATTAGAGGAGATAGCACAGATTACGAATTACTTATAAAATGGAGTAAAGGATTTGATTGCCAGGGTTTTAAATCATGTGAAATCGGAGTTCGTGAAGGACTAGGTTCTAAAATTATTATTGATAATGTCCTTAACAATTATATTCACGTGGGTGTTGATCCTTACGGTAATTTAAAATACCAACATTACGACGAATCTCCAGAATATACATGTGACTACACAGATCAGATGAGAGATACAATGCTAAATGATTTTTATGCTTACAGAAATGAAGGTAAATTTACTTTAGCTAACATGACTGATGTTGATTTTATGACTATATCAGAACATGCAAATTCTAAATTTGCATTAGTGCATTTTGATGGTCCACACATGACAACAGATGTAATTGCTGAAGCTGTTTGGTTTGCACAAAGATCAGCGCCAATTACAAGATTTATATTTGATGATTATCCAAAATATAATCTTACCTCGATTGAAGATGTCCTTAAATGGTGGGGATTTAGAACAATTGAACGAGGATCAAACAAAGCACTATTAGAAAAAAATGAATCTTGATCTAAATACATTAGACGCGATAAAACACTTTATCAATAAACAAATCAAACAAGTTAAAGAAGATATAGTGTACGGTATAGACACAATCGACAACCTCAAGTATGCTAAAGGGAAACTCAGCGGATTAGAAACGCTGCTTCAGGATCTTAAAGACCTGCAGAGAAACGAGGAGAATGTCGATGACGATAATACAAACGGATCCTTTAATAGGGATTAAAA